CAACAAGAGGAAGCAGAAGCAAAACGAACTTGGTTTATTAAAGAAACCGACAAAGTTTTTACTGATGATTTTAAAGGTTTTAATTTCATACTTGACGACAAGACAGTAACTTTTGCGCCTGGTGATACACAGACCATTAAGAAAAACCAAGAGACAGTCATGAACTTTATTAATAAGTATCTTGATGACAAAGGTTTAATTAAGGATGCTGCTGGTTACCATAGAGCTTTAGCAATTGCGATGAATCCTGACAAGTTTGCCAAGTTCTTTTATGAGCAAGGTAAATCAAGTGCTACGGAAGATGTGATGCGTAAGACTAAAAATATAAATATGACTGAACGCAGAGCACCTGAAGTAACTAATAAGGGAGGATTTCAAGTTAAGTCTGTAAACCCTGATTCGGGTAGAAGCTTAAAAATTAGAAGTATTAATAAAAAATAAATTTTAAAAAATGGCAGGAAGTGTTCAAGCAACCCCTGGGTATGCTTTACAGCCAAGTGCAGAACAAGTTGCGCTGGCTACCAATTACATTACAAACTTTGATTTCTTAAATCAGTATTTACCTGATACATACGAAAAGGAGTTTGAGCGGTACGGAAATCGTACCGTAGCATCGTTCTTACGTTTAGTAGGAGCTGAAATGCCTTCTAACTCTGACCTTATCAAATGGGCAGAGCAAGGAAGATTACACACTAAATATACTAACTGTACTTCAGCTGCAGCTGCTGCATCTGATACAGCTACTATTACTGTAAATGACGTATTAGTGCCTGGTACAGGAAGTATTGCTATTCGTGTGGGACAAACCATTGTTATCTCTGCTAACGCTGGGACTGGTTTAAATAAAGGTATCGTTACAGCTGTTAACACAGGTGCTGGTACTTTTGACGTTGCTTATTATGAGGCTGCTGGTCAAGTTTTTGCTGCGGCTGCACCTTGTACTGTATTTATTTACGGTTCTGAATTTAGAAAAGGAGCAAACGGAATGTCAGGTTCTTTAGAAGCTGATGACGTTATCTTTGACAACTCTCCAATTATCATTAAAGACAAATATGCCGTTAATGGTTCTGACATGGCTCAGATTGGATGGGTTGAAGTAACTACAGAGAATGGAGCTTCTGGATACCTATGGTATTTAAAATCAGAGCACGAAACAAGACTTCGTTTTGACGACTATCTTGAGACTGCAATGATTGAAGCTGTTCCAGCTGAAGCTGGTTCTGGAGCTGTTGCTACTACAGGTGATGTAGGAAACAAAGGTTCTGAAGGTATTTTCTATGTTGTAGAAAATCGTGGAAACGTATGGGCAGGAGGTAACCCTTCTACTCTTGCAGACTTTGACGCTGTTATCTCTCGTTTAGATAAGCAAGGAGCTATTGAAGAAAACGTAATCTTTGTTGATAGAGATTTCGGATTCGATATTGATGATATGTTAGCTGCTCAGAACTCTTACGGAGCCGGAGGTACTTCTTATGGTTTATTTGACAATGACAAAGACATGGCATTAAACCTTGGATTTACTGGATTCCGCAGAGGATATGACTTCTATAAGTCTGACTGGAAATACTTAAATGACCCAACTATGCGTGGTGGTCTACCAACTGGTGCTGGTTCTGGCCGTGTAAACGGACTATTAGTTCCTGCTGGTTCTACTACCGTATATGACCAAATTTTAGGTAAAAATGCGAAACGTCCATTCCTTCATGTACGTTACCGAGCTTCTGAAACAGAAGACCGTAGATACAAAACTTGGATTACTGGTTCTGCTGGTGGTGCTGCTACATCGGATTTAGATGCGATGGAAGTACACTTCTTGTCAGAAAGAGCTGTATGTACTTTAGGTGCAAACAACTTCTTCTTATTCCAAGAGTAGTATATTTATTAAGGGAGGTTTAACCGCCTCCCTTTTTTTAACTTTAATTAAATTTTATATAATGAAAAAAAATATTACAATTGTAGATAAAGTCTACAAACTTACCAGAGAAGCCGCTCCTTTATCTCTTTACATTCCTTCAAGCGGTTCAAGAAGAAAACCATTGCTATGGTTTGATGAAGAAAAAGGAATGAACCGAGTTTTAAGATATTCACCCAATCAGAAGTCTCCATTTGAAGATGAGCAAGATGAAAATGTTGTTCGTGTTCCTATTGAGTTTGAAGATGGTTTCCTTAGAGTTCCTAAAACCAATCCTGTATTACAGCAGTTTTTATACTATCACCCATTAAACGGAAAAAGATTTATTGAGGTTGATAATGAAAAAGACGCTTCTAAAGAATTAGACCGAATTAACATAGAGGCGGATGCTCTTATAGAAGCCAGAGCTTTAACTGTAGACCAATTAGAAACTATTGGTAGAGTTATACTGGGAGCAAACGTAGAAAAGATGAGCACCTCTGAATTAAAGCGAGATGTACTTATTTATGTTAAAAGATATCCAGAAGAATTTCTAAGACAAATTAATGACCCTCTATTAAAATTACAATCAAACGTTCAGTTGTTTTTTGACAAGGGATTATTATCGTTTAGAAATAAACAAAAAGAAGTGTGGTTTAACACCAGCACTAATAAAACCAAAATGTTAACTGTGCCATTTGGAGAAGACCCAATGTATATTGTTTCTTCATTTTTACAAAGTGATGATGGTATAGAAGTATTGAAAATGCTAGAATCTATGCTAGAGGATTAAGCATAAGTGTTTCATTTGAAGAGAGGTCAAAAATAATTGACCTCTTTTTTTTTGCTTATCTTTGTAAAAAAGAAAGCGATGATAAATTCTGTTAGAAATACAGTTCTTGCTATCCTTAATAAAAATAATTATGGCTATTTATCGCCATCAGATTTTAACTTATTTGCGAAGCAAGCGCAGTTAGATATTTTTGACGAATACTTTATTGGTTACAACAACGTAATTAATAAGGAGAATGGTCGTATATCTGGAACAGAATATGCGAATATAAGAAAAGGATACGAGGAAGTTATAGATACTTTTTCTGTTACTGCTAGTTTAGCAAAAAGCGCTGCAAACATTTATCAAGCGCCCACCACATCTACCACTGGTTCAGATTATTATTTATTAAATAAAGTTTTAATATATAGCGCAGCCACATCTTCTGGAACAACTACAGCCACAGGAGGCGGTAACACTGCTTTAATAGATTCTAGCGCCACTTTTCAAACTGATGGTGTAACTGCAGGAGATACAGTCTCTATTGTTCTTAGCGGTTCTGTAGTGACTAATTTAACAGTGCAGTCTGTAACTAGTCAGACACAGGTCATTGTAAATGTCGCTTCATTAACTTCTGCTGGACTATCTTATTCTATATATAAAGCAGTTAATTTAAAAAATGAAGCAGAGCCTGTGACTCATAGTAAAATTACTATGCTCAACAAATCAATGCTTACTGCTCCGAATACTACTTTCCCAGCATATACACAAGAAGGTTCATTGTTGACCCTATATCCTTCGGCGCTTACAGAAGTGGGTCGGGTAGTGTGTCAATACATAAGATATCCAAAAGACCCGAAATGGACATATATTTCATTGAGCGGGGGAACTCCTGTATTTAATCAGTCTCAAGCGGACTATCAAGATTTTGAGCTTCCTGAAGACGATGTAAATAACTTGGTGGCTAGAATATTACAATACGCTGGCTTATCAATAAGAGAAATAGCTACCGTTCAATTTGGACAGGCTTTAGAACAACAAGAAAACCAAGAACAATAAGATGGCTTATATAAATCAGAAGAAATATTATACCAACGATGGCACAAATCCCACTAATGAAAATTGGGGTTCTTATCAATATGTAAGCCTTGAAGATATTGTAAATAATTTTCAGCTTATGTATAGCGGAAACCATTCGTTAGTTAATAACGAAGAGCGATATAAAATATTGTTTCACGCTAAAAGAGCAATACAGGAATTAAACTACGATGCTTTTAAAGAAGTAAAAGCATTGGAGCTTACTATTTATGATGATTTAAAGTTTATTCTCCCATCTGACTATGTTAATTGGATTAGAATATCTTTATACAAAGATGGATGGATACGACCATTGAGTGAAAATATACAGGTAAATTCAGCAAACTCTTATACACAGAGTTCTAGCGTTCCTAATTTTACCGGTAATGACGCAACAACTCAGACCTCTCAATTGGATACTGATAGAGTAAATGGTAATCAAAAAAGTATTTATTTAAACCAAGTAAATGCGGAGGACCAAACACCACAAGATACTCAAGCGAACTGGTATGCTGATTATACAATAGGAGCTCGTTATGGTTTAAATACTGAAACAGCAAATATAAACCCTACCTTTAGAATAGATAAAAAAGCTGGAGTTATAAATTTTGATTCTACTATGGCTAATGAGCAGTGTATATTAGAGTACATTTCTGATGGTATGGAAAATGGTGACGATTCTAAGGTATCAGTAAATAAACTTTTTGAAGACTATCTATATGCCTACATAGAATACGCCATCTTAAATAGTAAGTTTAATGTTCAAGAATATATTGTAAATAGAGCCAGAAGAAGAAAAACAGCTCTATTAAGAAATGCAAAAATTAGACTAAGCAATATACATCCTGGAAGATTACTGATGAATCTAAGAGGAGGCGACAAGTGGATTAAATAAAATGGCAAATATTCAAAGAAATTTTATTGCAGGCCGTATGAATAAAAGCCTTGATGAAAGGCTTGTACCTAACGGAGAATATGTAGACGCTTTAAACGTAAGGCTTGGCTCTACAGAAGATTCTGAAATTGGTTCTGTTGAAAATTCTAAGGGTAATTCTAAACTTACTTCGCTCCAGTTTTTAGGTGGTATACCTTTAAGTGCTGGAGCTAGATGTATTGGCGCTTTTGAAGATGGCTCTAACAATGCTATTTATTGGTTTGTTCACGACCCAACTTTTGTTGATGGAGATACTGGTAAATTAGATTTAATTGTTTCTTACAACACAAAAACAAACGATACTATTTATCATATAATTAGTATTGATGATGGCTCTGGGGTGAATACAACATTGAACTTTAGTCCATCGTATCTTATAACAGGAGTAGATAGAGTAGGAGATTTATTGTTTTTTACAGATAACTACAATCCGCCTAGATTTATTAATATAAAAAAGAACTATGCGAATCCAATAAATATTACGCCTGCTCCTCCAACACCTACTCCGCCTACTCCGCCGTTTTCTAATGGATGGATATTTACCGCTGGACAGAGTAATGTAGGAGGAACTCTTTTTACTGGATATCATACAGGAACGTTGGTAGGGTGTCCAACAAGTATACCCGCTTTTGGAATTGGAATTAGTCCTACCACAACTCAAATACCACTTCCAGGAGTAGATTGTTATCAATCCGCTTTCTTTGCTACCACAAAAGGATTTGGTATTCAAGGAGCTGGAAATGTTAGTACATTAGCATTAACGCAATTTAGCTTCGATGCAAGTGCTAGTAAAGTATCAATTGGACTTGTAAATGTATCTGGAGTTGGAAACCCAGGTGTGGGAAGTTTAAGTGGAACTATTACAGGTAGTAATGGAAGTAGCGGAACATGGTCTGTTAGTTATTCAGATGTTGGAATACCTTCATATACGGATGGAAATGGAGATACTTTACAACCTGAATCTATAGGAGAGGTTGCTATAACAGGATTGACATTAACTAATAATGTGACATACACAATTAATACATAAGGATGGCTTCATATTTAGACCAATTTTCTGCTGAATCTATACTGGTTATAAAAAAACCGCCAGTAAGTGCTCCTGCTATACAGTCAATAACTACAGCTGGAGAGGATGATTTTTTAGAAGAGCGATTTATAAGCTTTGCGTATAGATATAAATATGCTGATGGTGAGTATTCAGCCACATCACAATTTAGTGAGTCTTCATTTGTTCCTAACCCTTTTGATTTTAGTTTTAATAGCTACTTAAATGAAGGGATGACCAACTCAACAAATGCCTGTATTATTACTTTTAATTCAGGAGGTCCTCTTGTTGTTGGTATAGATTTATTATTTAAAGAATCCAATACCTCTACTATAAAGGTTATTGAGAAATTAAGCAAGAGCAATTTAGGTTATGCTGATAACCAAGACTATACATATACCTTTAGCAATAGTAAAATATTTACTATTCTTCCTGAGTCTGAAATATTAAGACTTTACGATAACGTTCCGTTATTAGCTAAAGCTCAAACAGTAATGGGCAATAGACTTATATATGGGAACTATGTAGAAGGATACAACCTAGTAGACTCTACAGGAGCTCCAGTTAAGTTTGAATATTCAGCTAATTTAGTTACTCAAGAAGTAGGTAATACAACTTTAGAAAATTCCACAGCAACTGGTAATTATACAATACCAGATACGCAAACAACTTCTG